CGACATGCGTCGCCGGTCGCTGGTGATCGACCTCGAGGTGGTGGAGGCCCGCTCCGAAGATCGGGAGATCAAGAAACCCATGGGTGAACCAGAAATCCTGAAAGCCCGCCCTCAAATCTTGGGAGCGCTCTGGGCCGTGATCCGGGAGTGGGACCAGAAAGGTCGGCCGGATGGATCCTTTCGACACGGGAGTTTTTCGAAATGGTCTCAAATGTTTGGCGGTATTATTGAGGTGATCGGACTACCAAACCCCTGCGCCATGACCAACCTCGTGGCCGACGATACCCTCCGCGACATGCAGAAGCTCGTGATCGAGGCGATCGAATCATGCCTGGATGAAAAGGTGGGCAAGCAGTTCACCTCCGCGGAACTCATGGACTTTTCACGCGAGCGTGGGTTTTTCGATTGGGTGCTTGGGGATGAACCGCCGGATCGTGAGGACATTAAACGGCAAGAGCGTTCCAAGTTTGCCAAAATCTGCGACCGCTTCGACGGTTCACGCTTTGGCGATCTGGAGTTCGTGGCCGGTGCTGACGTCCGCGATGCCGAGACTAGGACACGCAAGCGGACATGGATCGTGCGGCGGGTCGGGTGACCATGCCCACCATGCCCAAGTCATAACCCGCTCCCTTTTAATGGTTTACTTTTTAAGTGGGCATGGTGGGCATGCTAAGGTGCTAGTGAGCGCTATAAGGTTGAATTACGTTCCTGCGGGCGCGTCCGCACATGCGCGTGCGCATACAAACGGAGGGGGTACCATGCCCACCATGCCCACCATTTTGGAAATACTTCTCTTTCAGAGACTTACGCTGGTCATGGTCATGGGTCGAGACCATGCCCCCCACCATGCCCACCATGCCCACGGCGTGATAAGGAATCTTTTAAAAGTCAAAAAGACTGCGGTTGGGCGCACTGCCTTGCAATCTTTGCAAGAAACTTTGGCAACCATAGGTTGACACTAACAGAGTTGGCATGAAGAACCACCCTTTGTTCCACGCTTTATGAGTATCGGTGCCATTGCCCAGGCATGGGGGTGCTCCCGGCAAGCGGTTTCCAAGTGGGCCAAGAAGGGAATGCCTACTTCCTCAATTGAAGCGGCCTCGTCCTGGCGTCTCGGCCATGGGCAACGCTCGGCCCGGGTGAAACTTTTTCCCACGGTCACGGCGCCGGAGCCGGTGCTCCTTGATGATGTTGCGGATCCGGCAGTGCTCCTCGATGTCGAATCCCCAGAGGCCGTCCGAGATCGGGCCAGAAAAATGGAACGGGCGGCCTATGCCGGGTATCAGCGTCGCCTTCAGGCTGATGATTTTGAAGGGATCATGGCCGCCATCCGCAATTACAACGCCGCCGCCAAGGGTCGTGCGGATGCTGAAGTGGCTTTTATCAATCAACAGAAAGAAAAAGGGGCGCTGGTCGACCGCGCAAGCGCCATCAATTCACAAAATCGGAAATTAGCCGCAATCAAAGATCACCTGACAGCGCTCCCGGAGGCGATGGCAAAGCGGTGCAACCCGGTGGATCCCGATTTGGCATCCATGGTTTTGTCCGAATGGGTGGAAAAAACGCTCCGCGCCGCGGTCGAGGCATAAGGGTCTATGATCTGCGACGTCGAGTTTGAAAATGAGGCGCGGGCAATACTGGCCCCAGAAACCCCGCTATCGGTCTCGGAGTGGTGCGAGGCTAATCTCACCCTATCGGCCCGATCCTCGAGCTCTCCGGGGCCTTATAGCACGATTCTGACCCCATACGTCCGCGAGCCACTCAACAGAACCGGCCAAGCCAGCACCAAAAGCATCACTTTGTGTTGGGCGGCTCAGACATCCAAGACCACCACGCTGATGGCGGCCCTCGCCTCGAGGATCGCCCGGCGGCCGACTCCGGCGCTCTGGGCCATGCCGTCGGAATCCTTGGCACGATCCTTCAGCCGGGATCGTCTGCAACCCCTGATCGACGATTGCCCGGCCCTTTGCAATGAAAAACCCGATGATGAAGACCGCTTTGCGGTTTTGAGCATGGAGTTCCGAAAAATGAACCTGAACCTTTGCGGTGCCGGGAGCGCCAGCGCCCTGTCTTCAAGAAGCGTGGGTTTGGTAATTGCCGATGAGGTCGACAAGTTTCCCGAGGAAAGCAAGCGGGAGGCGTCGGCCCTACGGCTGGTGGAGCTGCGCACTCGAAACTTTCCCCAGGGATGCGTCCTTAAGACCTCCACCCCCACCCTCGACACCGGCGCGATCTGGCAAGAGTGGCTTTTGGGCGATCAACGGCATTACATGGTGGCATGCCCGCAATGCCACCATCAGCAAAAGATGGAGTGGGAGGGTGTCCGGTGGGATCAGTCGGCAAAACTGGAAGAAGGATGGGACTTTCGCAAAGTGGCCGCCACCACGCATTACATTTGCTCGGCGTGCGCCGCGCCGATTTATGAGCAAAGCAAGACGGCCATGCTCCGCGGGGGCCGGTGGGTGGCGACCAACTCGGACGCCCCTCGAGGCGTCTACTCGTATCACCTCAACGCTTTGTATTCGCCTTGGGTAAGTTGGGGGGAACTGGCGGTCGACTTCCTTCGGGAAAAGGAATCCCCCGGTGGGCTCCGGTCGTTTATCAATAGCACCCTCGCCCTCCCTTGGGTTCCGCAAGCCGCGACGATCAAGAGCTCCGAGATCGAGGAGGTGGTCAAGGCATCGACCGAATACTCGACCGGAAAATGCCCGATTGAGGATCCGGCGGTGCTCATCATGAGCGTGGACGTTCAACAGACCGAACTTTGGTGGGTGGTTCGCGCCCTGGCACGGGACGGGGCAAGTTACCTTGTCGACTACGGGAGCGCGATCGGGTGGGAAGCAATCCGTCAGATCTTTGCCACCCCCTACCCCATGCCCTCCGGGGCAACGGTGGTTCCGCAATTCGGGATGGTGGACTCAGGGTACGCGGCCCGATCCATTGCTGGGGTCTACGATTTTGTTTCCTCGATGCCCCGGTCGTGGGCGGCCTACAAGGGTCGCACGGTTTCCCAAGGCATGAAGACGCCGGTCGTCTTTCAGGAGATCATGTCCCGGGACAAGATGATTCCGTTGTATCAGGCGGATGACGATTTCTGGAAAGAACGCCTCTACCTTCAGGCAATCCAGAAAAAGGAAGCCCGGTGGTATTTGCCCAGGGACATTCGGCGCGATTACATCACCCAACTCACCGGAGAACGGTTGGTCGAACGCCGTGGCCCTCGGGGAACCAGCGGTTTGGAATGGCGCACGGTTGGGGCAAACCACCTTGGGGACTGCGAAAAAATGTGGTTGGTCGCCGCGGGAGAATGGCAACGCATGAACGGAGAGGCCCCGGCCGAAGAGTGAAGCGCCCCAGGACAAATCAAGAGCTCACCCGTGTCGTGGCAGAAATGAAAGCAATCCACCGGAATCAAAAAGGTTGCCTTTCAGAAGAGGAGGATCAGGCGCGGATCGCAACAATCCTGCATTTGTTCGATGCCAGTTATGTGCTCCCAAGAAGATATGCCGCAATCAAGGTTGCCGAGACCGTTGACGCCAATGATCGGAAGTGACCCGTGCCCTACTTTTTACCAAAGCATTCACGAGGGCCGAGCTCCTCGGGATCCTCGAGGCTTGCAAAAGCCGCATCCTTGCCGGGCAGGGACAACTCGCTTTTGTTTCAAGTTCCAGCGCCGGGGGACGTAGCGCCGCCATGCTCCAGAACTACGCAAGCGAAGATCTGATGGAAATTGTCGTCGAGGCAATCGACATCGTCGACGGCAAGGCCACCGGCGCGGGCATCACTTACATCACTTTCGGAGGAACACGATGAACATTTCAGGATATGTCGGACGCATGCTCGACGCCCTCGGTTGGCGTCCCACGGAACGCTCTTTGGTCTGGGCCCGGGCAACCGATTCCCGTGAGGACATCACGGAAGTCGACCGGATGCGTTTGGTCGCACTTTCCCGAAAGGTTTATTACAACAATGCGATCGTTAAGTCGGCCATCACCGACATTGCCCGATATTCGGTCGGGGGTGGGATCCGCGTCATGCCCAAGAGTGGCGATGAGAATTGGGACGAGCTTGCCAAGGCTTGGTGGTCGTCCTGGTGCAATTACCCCGAGGTCAGCGGGAAGTTTGATTTTCAGACCCTCCAACTTTTGATTTCCGAATCGCTCGATCGGGATGGTGAGATCTTCATCGTTCTGACCAAGAGCAAAGACGGATCCTGCGCACAACTGCAACTTGTGGAAGGTCACCGGGTGCAAACCCCTCCCGACCTCGAGGGCAAGGAAGGGCTTTTTGATGGAGTCCAGACGGATCGTTTCGGGCGTGCCCTTGCCTATTACATCATCAATTCCGCCGGGGATTTTAAAAAGATCGATGCGGAAGACATGATCCACATTTTCGAGCCCGAACGCGCCGACCAGGTGCGCGGGTATCCACGCATTGCCGTGGCGATCAATACCGTCCTCGATCGCGACGAACTCTTGCGCCTCGAGATGCAAGCCACCAAGGCGGCCAGCACGATTTCCCTTGTCGCAACATCCAAGAACGGAGGCGGTGCCGGAATCTTTGGCCCAACGGCTCAAGACGACAACAAGACACTTGAAACCGTCTGGGGGGGCGGGGCGCTGATCCGCCTAAGAAACGATCAAGACATCAAGTCTTTCCAACTCAACCGGCCCAACGACCGGCTCGACCAGCACCTCGAGCAATACATCCGGGCCGCTTGTTTGGGGCTTCAGCTTCCCTATGAATTCGTTTGGGATTCGAGCAAGGTTTCTGGGGCCAACACCCGCCTCATCACGGCCAAGGCCGCCCGTCGGTTCGAGCAACGCCAAAACCTTCTCATTGCCCAAGCCCTTCGCCGGATCTGGAGGTACGCCGCGGCCGTTGCCATCAAAAACAATGCTCTCCCGGAAACCGCAAACTGGTTTGAAACGGACTGGATTCCGCCACGTTCCATAACGGTGGATCACGGCCGCGACGCCCAGAGCGACATCGCCCTGGTTGAAGCCGGTCTCATGTCCCGCGCCGAGTATTTCGGAAGCTACGGTCAGGATTGGGAGGAGCAAACCGCCCAGATTGCAAAGGAAACACGACTCCTTGGCCCTCTGCAACCGATCGTTCTCCCCGCTCCGCTTCCACCACGGCCGCCGGGAGTGGATGTTGGGATGCCTCAAGCCTGAGTGTTGACGCCCCGGCAGGGGCATGAAATTCACAGGCGTTTCCGTCATCACTATTGGCCCGGCTCTCGGACACGATACCGAGATTGATTCCACCACCCTCGAGCAAGTCGTCGCCCTCGGTAACGCGTCGGCCCCGGTCAAGGTATTCCCAGACCATGATGAAAGCGTCGCGGGGTTGATCGGAGCAATGAGCAACTTCCGCGTCGAAGGAGATCAAGTCCGCGCCGACATGGAACTCATCGGAGAGCACCCGCTTTCCAACTATTACTCCAAGATACTCGACATCTTCCCGGATTCCCTGGGCTTTTCCATTTCTTGGATCGGCAACTGCATCGAGGCCGCCGGTGCCAAGTTTGCCCGCCTTTCGGAACTCCTAAGTGTCGATCTGGTCAGTCGCGCCGCGGCCAACCCCTCGGGGGTCTACTCCTCGAGGTCTTCCAAGAAAAAACTTTCTGCAAAACAAACAGAAACAGCACCAGAAATTGAGCAACTTTCGCAAGCACCGGTTGACAGCGTGGAAATGACCAACATGGAAGCAACACCATCCGCACCCGTCCAGGAAGCCCTCGCCGTCGACCCGATCGCCGCCGCTTTGGCTCCCGTCATCGAGTCCATCCAGGCTCTCTCCGATAAACTCGACGCATTCATCGCCCAGGATCCCGTGGACGATCAAAAGGCCATCGATTCCGCCATTGACGCCGAGGCAAACGGTGAGATGAGCGCCAAGCTCGATGCCGTCATGACCAAGCTCTCGATCCTCGAGGAAGCCGGTCGCGGCACCAACGGCGTGGACGCCGCTCCCGAGAGCGAGAACCTCGTCACCCGCTTCGAGTCCCTGACTTCCGACAGCGAGAAAGTCGCTTTCGCCCGCCAGCACCCCGAGCTCCGCAACATGCTCGGCAAGTAATTCTGCACAACCACTCACCTTAAACCCCAACCACCACCACCATGGCCGCTACACTAACCGGACTGAATGACACGCTGATCTCCCAGATTGCGCTGAATTCCTTCACCGCCTCCCTTGCTCCCCTCAGCAAGTTTACCACGAGCTACAACACCGACGCGGCCCGCCGTGGCACGGTGATCTCGGTTCCCATCATCTCCACCATCACCGCGACAACGGCTGAAAATAGCTACGAGTCCGCTGATTCCGGGAGCGCTTCCAACGCGGACATCACGCTCAACCAGTACCGCAAGGCCACGGTTGGCATCAAGGATTCCCAGTTCATGGGATCGAGCTTCGCCGACCTGGAGAAGTTCTCCTTCCAGCAGGGCAAGGCCGTTGCCGTCGCCATCTCTCAGGCCCTCCTGAGTGGTCTGGTCTGCACGACCGGTTACTTCCAGACCGTCACCGTGACAAGCGGTGCGGTTTCCTTCGCCCTCAGCCATGTCCGCTCCGCCCGCAAGGCGCTGGTGGCCGCCGGTGTGGACGTCTCGGCCGCCGCGATGATCCTCAACGCGGACAGCTTCAACACCCTGCTCTCCGACAGCACCAACCTCTTGGCGAACCTCGCCTTCGGTGGTGATGCCATCAAGGAAGGCAAGCTCCCCCGCGTGCTCGGCATGGACACCATGGAGGTTTCCTCGGTTCCGACCACCAACAACACCCTCGGTTTCGTTGCTCACCCGAGCGCGATCGCTCTGGCTGTTCGCCCCCTCACCCCACAGGACGATTCGCTCTACATCTCGAGCAAGGTCGTCACCGACGAGCAGTCCGGCCTCAGCCTGACCTATCGCCGCCACTACTCCCTCAGCCTCGGCACGCACTTCTGCACCTTCGAGGCTCTGGCAGGATGGACGGCCGGTGTCACCGCTGGTCTCGCCCGGTTCGCCTACTAAGGCTTCCCTAACCCGCACCGCCCCCGGAGAGCTTCGGCTCCCGGGGGTTTTGCGTTGGTGGGTTGTCATAAAGTTGACAACCGGAATCCGGCGAATATGTCTGAAAAAACCCTTGCGCTTTGCGCCATCGCGGGAAACGTCGAACACCTCATCGAGCGTTTCATCACGAGCTTTCAAAAGCTCACCCCCCACATTTACATCGTCCAGGCATGCGGATCCCAGACCCCGGATCGCACTTTGGAAATTGCCAAGAAACTCGGTGCCAAGGTCGGCATCTATGAGAACGGGGCCACCGGCAAAGATTGGCCCCATGTCGATAACTTCGGCGCGGCCCGGCAACTCGCTTTCAACATGGGCAAGGCCGACGGCCATCACTACCTCATGTGGGCGGATACCGACGATTGCATCGACCCGGACAGTTCCACCCGTCTCAAGGAAATCGTCAAGAAGGAGGATTTCGACATTTTCTTTTGCGCTTACCGTCTTTCCAACAACGGGCTGGCCCCTTTCCGGGAAAGGATCATTCGTGCCGGGACAGCGGAATGGCGCGGCGCGGTGCACGAGCATCTGGTTCCGGTGATCGAGGCCCCCGATCGCCTCGAGGACGACCAAGTCGGGATCACGCACATGCCAGGCACGGCCCGGCAAGACAACCCCAACGCCCGCAACATCCGCATCATCGAGGGGCTTCCTGCGGAACCCCGCTATCAGTTTTACGTTTGCCAGGAGTACGAGGCCGTTGGCCGCATGGATGACGCCATCAAGACGGCCCTCGCGGCGATCCAAGGTTGGAAAGAGGACAAGACCCTTCTTCAGACCTGCGAAGTGTACGAATTGTACGTCATGCTTTCCCAATGGGCGGATGACTACGAGGCCCGGATCGCATTGCTTCGGGAGGCGTGGGGGCTCGAACCATGGCGTCGGGAAGCCTTGTGCTACATGAGCGCCGCATATTCGGACATGGGAATGGCTCAGGAAGCCCTTGCCCTGGCACGCATGGCAATGATCCTACCCAACCCCCGGCTCAAACCTTGGACGCACCGTGAAGGGCTTTATGGGTGGGCGGGTCTCTATGTCTACACATGCGCCTTGCGACTCAACGGAGAGTTCAAGGAAGCCGATCAACTGGAAAAAAACCTTTTTATCCAAAACGGAAGGAAAATCACCGTGGTGCACCCCGTCCGCGGGCGGCCCCTGCAAAGCGCCATGGTTCGCAAAACCTTCCTTGAGCGGGCCAAGGATCCCGGATCGATTGAATACATCTTTGCTTTTTCGGAGGACGATACCGAGTCGCGGGAGGCCCTCCACCGGTTCCGCCACGTCCTGACCCCCGCCGGTCACTTGGACGACATCGGAGGAACCTATGTTCTCAACATGAACGCCGCTTTTTCCGCATCCGAGGGCAACGTGATCGTGGGGGCCGCCGACGACATCGAACCCCCGATTTGGTGGGACGAGCAAGTTTTGTCCCAAATCGGAAACCCCGCCGTCCCGGCCGTGCTTGGGGTAAAGGACGGGATTCGCCAGGACGATCTCCTCATTACGCATATTTTCACCCGGCCGGTTCCTCAGACCCTTGGACTTCCTTATGGGGAATTCCTTTCCGGTGAATACCGGGGGGTCTACTCGGACAACGAGTTTTCGTTCCGAGCCAATAAAGCCGGAATCGTGAAACCGACCACCCTCACCTTCCAGCACCACCACCCGATTTCCGGCAAAGTACCAAGCGATGAGATCTATTCGATCATGAATTCGCCGGAAGCCTACACCTTTGGCAAAGAAGTTTTCACCAGGAGGAATCCCGACGCATGAACCAACTTGTCGTCGCCCGTTTCAACGAGGAGATCCCGTGGATCCATCACGTTCAAGGCTGGGAAAAACTCATTGTGAACAAAGGGGATTTTGCCGAGCTCTCAACCTTTTACTCACAAGAAAAAATTGAAAATCTTGGCCGGGAAGCGGGAACATTTCTTCGGTTTATTGTCGAAAATTACAAAACCCTCCCCGACCAGATGGCATTCCTCCAGGGCGACCCGTTCGATCACGCTCCTCATGCGCTTTCCGAGCTCAACAATTTTGCCGAAAACGCACCGGCCTTTGAATGGTTTAACAGGGAAGCAAAGGTCACTTGTGATTGGAATGGCAACCCTCAGCACGCCGGGCTCGATTTAGTAAGTCCATGCGTGGAACTTCAAATTCCGCCTCCAAAGGAATTTGAATTTGTACCAGGTGGACAATTTACGGTCAGCCGAGATCGGGTTCTCAGGCACGCTATATCCACCTACGTCATACTCCGCGAACTTGCCGATCGGGGAACTAACGGCCCTTGGATTTTGGAACGCTTCTGGGGGGTACTTTTTTCATGAAAATCGACACGTCCGCAAAAGGTGTCGACGAAAACCAATAACCCCGCCATGAAAATTGATTCTTCACCTTCAGCGATTGCCGAAACCAAAAAGGAAATCACTTCCTTTAAGAAATCCCAAGGCAGCGGAACCAACGGCAAAGGGTCTTGCCCGCGATCGTGTTTCTCCCAGGCATTCCGCGACAACTACGACTCCATTTTTAAGAAGAAGGCCCCATTGACAGGGCGCTCTAGAAAATGAATGCCGCCGACGCCCTCCTCGATGTCGCCCTCGCTTCTCTTCAGGACGTTGCCGGGGAGACGATCATCTATTCGGGCCTGACTGTTCCGGCCGTCGTGAGCTCCACGGCGATCAAAGACATTTGGGAAAATGGCGGCCACATTGTCCAAAGGGGGGCGAGTGTCGCCATTCGCGGCGCTGATCTCCAAGGCGCAGTTCCAGTAGTCGGTGAACTCATTGTTTCCAAGGGACAAACCTATCAGATCGAAGCGGTAAACTCCGCCGCCGAAGGGTACGAACTCACATGCGCGGAGGCCACGGTATGACGCTCGAACAAGCCCTTTCTCGTTCCATTTGCACGCGCCTCACCGGCGTCACCGGGCTCGGGTCAATTCGCATTGTTCCGGCCAATGACGACACCGAGATCACAACGGTTCCGCGGATCACGGTATCCGCCACCCGGGGATCGGAATCCATCGTCGGTTATCAAATTTATGCCACCCAGGTGGAGATTCAAATCACGGCCAACGCTTTTCCAGCCGCCTCAATCTCTCAGGTCTCGGGCAACGCCTCGGTGGAAACTTTGTTTTCCAAAGTCGAGACCTCGCTGACTTCCAATATTACCACTCTTTCCAATGCAAACGTCGTTGTCCTAGGGGCTTTGTATGACGGGTCGGTATCCGATGATCGAAATGACCGCACGATCACGCGCCGATATACGCTGACAATCCACGCCGGATCCCTCTGAGGAAAAAGTTGACAGGTCGCCATGTTCATCATGGCAACCCTCATCGGCACCACCACAGGCGTCACCTTTAGCGCCACCACCGAATCCGGCATCCTTCTCGACTCCTTCAACCTGAGCGCTTCAAGCGACAAGGTTGAAATAAAGAATGCCAGCGGCGATGTCGCCCTAGTTGCTTACTCAAACCAGAAAGTCACAGGGACGTTTTCTGGAACTGTTGCCGGAACAAGTGGGGTCGCCGCCGCGTCGGTAGGCGTCGCAATCACCCTAGCCAACATGCAGTCCATCGGAGGGGTGACAACCGGAACCGTATGCGTCGACTCGGTTTCGCTCACCAAGTCCGTCGGGCAGTTTGCCAAGATCGCCGGCAATTTCACGAGGTATCCGCAGATCTAATCCGGGGCAACCGCCCCCCTGAATAAATGGATAATTCGGATCTGGAAGGAGTGTGGTTTTCGACTGGCGATTTGAAGCTCGCCATTTCCCTGCATGCGGCGGGGTTTCCGTTTCGGCGAGGAAGCGAATGCACACGGATTCAGCAAGGAGGTCGGGAGACGTTCACCTGGCATTTCAAGGGAACCAATGATGCTGGTGAAGCAATAGCCGATTTCATCCAGGCCTGGGAAAAGCCTGCACCGGAAGGCATGGATCGCCCTTCCAACCTGACGGTCTTCTTTTTGGCGCGGGAAATCATGTTCAACCGCACCCACGTGATTTCGGAAAGCCACAAAGTGCCCGCGCACGAACTTTGCAATATCGGCGACCAACGGCTTGCCCGCACTTCTTCGCTTGGACGTTACGAACGAGACCAACTGGCCCGTCTTGCCAGTTAGGCGTCCCCGCCCCCTATGAAAAAACCAACCCTCGACGACCTCACCGAGCTCAACACGGAAACCCGCAACCGTGAACTCGACACCGAAATACTCAAACCCGCAATCGAGATTGCCGGTCTCTCCCTTCGGCCTATTTCGGCAGGGGATCTTGCAATGCTGATGGAAGCCGGGATCGGGCTGGTGGTGGGCAAAACCACTTCGGTTGCTTTCGACGTTGGGGCCATCCTTTGGGCGCAATCTCAGCCCCGGGATCAAGTCCGCCGCCTTTGCGCTAATGGCGGCGAATTCCGTGCGCGGGTCTATGAATTCCTCGACGAGTACGAGGCCGGAGTCTTTAACGAGGCCACGCCATTGGTTTTGGAATTGGTCAATACGATGAACAAGGCCCGCACCTCCCTGAAAGGAGAGATCGAAGGACAAGCCGGGGAGGCCCTCCCAAAAAAAGTTGGAGGCCGTCGTGGCTGATTAGCTACATCGGCGGCCTATCCTGCAAAACGTCCTGGTCTCATGATTTCATTGTCTGGGAGCTTCCATTCTCTGAAGGAATGCGAATCTTGGACTACCATACCTGGATCAGCGGAAAGATGCTTCGTTGGGCCGATGACGTCTGGGAGCCTTCATTGACAGGGCAAGAGTAGAGAACACATGGCGACCCCTAAAATCCAGATCGACAACTCTCGACTTCTTGAGCGCATGAAGCGGTACCAAGACGTTACTGGAAAAGAGATTGGGGCGTCCATGCGTCGTGGGGCTCGTCTTCTAGCAGTCAATATGGCGACCTCTACGCAACCGTACGGCAAAACTCCAGATGCCAAAAAACAAGGAGAAGCCGCCATAGGAAAAGATCTCCTTCGTGTTTTTTACGTCATGCACCCGGCAAACATTGAAAAGTTCATTGATTTCTGGGGTAAAAAAAGAACGTTTGCGTTTGGTCATCAAGGGGCAAAATCTATTGGAGATGTAACCCATCAAGTTCTTTCATCTTCAGAAATGAAGACTTGGCATAAGTCTCACCGGCTACCCGGAACCGGCCGCATTCGGAATATAAGACTCAAAGATGGGCTCAATGTCCTGACAACCACGGGAATTCGTTTTCGAGATCTGCCTGGACTCGATGTTGGAATTGTTTCCCAACCTCAGTTCGACAATTACGTCAAATATGTCCAACTCAGAGTCGGGATGACCAAAGCCGCGTGGGCGGCCGCGGCAATCAGCGTTAATGCCGATGTAAAAGATGCCCTTTCGGGAATTCCTGCATGGGTAAAACGCCATGTCGAAAAAGTTCCGAATGCGGTTGTCGACGATAGCGAGTCGATTGCACCCAAAATTACTCTGACAAACAAACTTCCTTGGGCCGATCAAGCGTTACGCCCCGCTGATAAAGCAGAAGCAGTACGCATTTCTCGGGAAAAATTCTTTAAAAGCCTTGGAACAGAAATCCGTTATGCCCTTAAAACGGCCGCCGCCGCCTGACCATGAGTGATGTATCCGTTTCCATAGGCGTAACAGGAAAGGATGTCGTTACCGCGGCGTTTCAAGAAGTCGGCGAGGCCGGTGAAAAACTTGCCAAAGGGTTTGAGGGCATTGTCGGCAAGTTGGCCGGGCTCGCCGCGGCGTATGTTTCCGTCACCACCGTTGTAGGCGCGTTTAGGGACGCCCTTGATCTCGGTGGGCGGATGAGTGAACTGGCCGATCAGACTGGAATTTCGGCTGGAAAGCTCCTTGTTCTCCAGCGTGCCTTTGAAAACAACGGTATGGAGGCCGATGCCCTTGGTTCCATTATTAACAAGATGCAAAAGAACATCGCCGGCGCCGGTGATGAAAGTTCCGGCGCGGCCGCCAAACTTCAAAAACTTGGACTCTCGGCCTCTGAAATTGCCAAAATGTCGCCAGACGAACAGTTCCGCGCCATCGCCCTGGCTATCAACCGGATTCAAGATCCGACCGAAAAAGCCGCCGCTGCAATGGAGATATTCGGCAAATCGGGGGGAAAGACTCTTGCCCTGTTTGCCAATTTCGATGCCGAGGTTTCTTCGGCAAGCGGCGAGGTCGGAAGCCTTGCCGGTGTTCTGGACAAATCGGCGGCTTCCTTTGATGCGGTCAATGATTCCTTTAAAGAAATTGCCGCCAAGGTCAGCGAATTTGCGGCAGGCATCCTTGGCGACGCATTACCGGCCCTTAAAACGCTTACCGAATATCTCAAGGGGGTCGATGCCACCGCATTCGGTCAAACCTTTTCAGCGGCATTCTCAAAGGGAATTAACATTGCCCTCTCCGTCTTTACAGATCCCGGCAACCTTTTCTTGGCATTTGGGGATGCTTTGGTTGTTGCGTTTAAAACTGCAATCAACGCCTTAGACAACGGTCTGGTCTACGCATTCGAGTTTGCGGTCAAGTTTTTTGGAGAACTTGCCCAAGTTGGAATCATTGACCTCATAAAAAACGGCGTTTCTGGAGCATTTAATTTTGTCGCACAAGGATTCCTGAAAATCCTTGCCGAAGGATTCGACAATGTGGCGGCTTTCCTACCAGGTAAGCTCGGTGACCCAATGAGGGCGGCCGGGGCCGCGCTCCGAGAACAAGCTGAGAAATGCGGGGAGATCTTTGAAAATAACCTCGCCGTGAATGCGGCGGCGGTTTCCAAGGCATTTGCTTCGGCCGCGGATTCCACGCAAATGGCGGATACCGATTTCATGAACGTAGCCGAGAGCGCGGCACAACTCAAAGACCACACAGAAAAAGCGGAACTTTCGGGACAAGGTTTGCTTGCCTCGATGCAAAAGAGCAATGATGAGTCCAAGCAAATGGCGATCAATGCGGCCTCGATGGAAAGGTCGATCGGTTCAATGGCCGATGCTTTGAGTGGAGCCAGCAATAGTTTATCCAGTTTCAACCCAGATATGAGTTTGGCATCCGCGGCCGGGCTTGGCCCAAACGCCGGGTTTTTGGATGCAATGGGACTTGGCGGGGTCAGCGGAATGGGAGGAATGGAAACGACCACATCCGCCGATGCTAAAGCTCAAGCCGATCTTGCCGGTGGCAGGGTTGTGAGGGCGACAAGCTCAGGAGGATCGGCAGGTCGCTCGGGGCCAACGCTTTCATATAAAGACGCAATGACCAAAACGAATCAAGATTTTGGATGGTATTTTAATAAGGGAGAACAAGTAGGAAATTACGACAAAGCATCCACGATTGGGATGCTTCAAAAAGATTTGTGGATGAATTCCAATATGTCCATTTCGGAAGCTCAGGCGGCGGCGGAAGCTCAATGGAATGAGCAAATGGCAAAGAACCAAGGGCCAATGGATACTGGATCCGGATCTTCTTCTGGATCATCCGGTAGCAACGGAGATTCAACCTCTCAGGCGACAACCCTCGACACCGTTTTGACTTACTTAAAAGCTGCACTTGGTGGCGAAAATGGCGACTACATCAAAGACAAACTTCCGATTGCCGTC